TATGCGCCGCGCGTAGCCTCCGTAAGACCAGTGGCCGAAGTAAAGTCAGCGCTTTCAACAAACCCATTGTCATTACCTGCATCCCCGATTGTAACAGCCGTTGATACATCAAACACAGTGGTAATGTCAGTGTATACGTTAACCAGTGCTGCATCTTGCGGAAGTGTGTAAATATCCATTTCAAGCGCAGTAATATCAGTATAAGATTTTGTAACTTTTACTAATGGATTAGACGTGTTTGTAATCCATGCAGGCAAGGAACCAGACACCCCAAGCACCTGCGCTCCCACTCCCACATTTAATTCCTGAATATTTGAACCATCACTGTATAAAATTGAACCGCTAGTTAATCCAAATTGTGTAACATTGGCAGCAAGGCTCCCACCATCTTGTACTACTGTACTGTCGTGAGTATGGGCCTTTGTAATATTTGAGCCACCACCGCTAAAGCCCATTTTAACCTCTAGCTATTCCAAATCTCTGCGCTTCAGTTGTCAATAGTGTTGGTGCTACCTGGGCCACTACATTAGTGATAGCAGCAGCACCAGCAGTTATTGTTACACTAACAATGTTTTGATCATTTACGTTAAACTGACCGCTAGCTGATAAGTTAAACGCTGTAGAACCATTTAATGAAATTGAGCAAGTGTTAGCGCTGTCCTGGTTAACTATTGCCACAGAAATTGCAACGCCCAAATACTGACTTGGATAAACGATTGTAGTTGTTGCGCCTGCTGCTATATTGTCAACGGTTGGAAAACTTTCTAATGTAACATCTTTTGGTTTTGTGGTTACTACAAAGCCTTGAATTACTGATGGCAATTAAGCCACCTAGAATAAATTCGCATACTTTAACAAAAAGCTGTAAGCAGCCTGTCCGCCACCTGTGACGGTTTGTGCTGTGTTATATGCGAGTTGCTTTCCTCCCGCACTGCCTGCAACCTGGATTGGAATTGGACCAGGTACGACTCTTCCAGAAGAGCCAGGGTCGGAAGCGGAAGAAAAGAACGTAACTCCAGCTTCTAATCCGTTTACTAAAACTCGAGCCTCATAAAGTTCACCGCCTGTTGGTTGAACTGAAGATACCATGTCCAATATTACATTATCCCGGTTCAACTGCTGCACGGTTAGACCTGTTAGTGCATCTGTGGATAAGGTAAATGTGCCAACGGTAGTTGAAACGTGATTATATTTACGCATTAAAGGGACTGCCATAATATCACAAAGTTTGGGTTAACGTATTATCTAAAGCAGTGGAACCTCTTGAACCAGGTCCAATAAACATAGTGGCTGCTGCACCGATTACAGATTCAACACCACCGATGGAATAGGCTGCTATCCCTTCAACGGCTTTACCCATAGTTGAGCCCATAAAACCTGGTGCTACTGCATTGCCTACTATACCTAATAGAGCCACAACACCTGCACCAGCTAGGACTTTGTTTATCGTTTTACCAGTTTTTAATTTAAATGCCACAGTTATGATCGTTAATAGTAGATCTTAAATCTTTCTAAATTCGAGTTTAGAAACATTAAAGATCAAGTATAAGAGTCTAATTATATGGTTATTGGCAAGCTAACGGGCTATCTTGCTCTTGGGCTTGTCGGTGCTTTTTTGATTAATGCCTTAGCACGACCAGCGGAAGCGATTGGTACGGCTGGAGCATTGCAGGAGACTGGTAAAGGTATAGCAGCAATAGGTTCGGGATTTGGCTCAACTTTATCATCTTTGGGTCAAGGTGGAGCTGACTTGTTCAAGCCATTATGGGAATTAAAAAATTTACTTTTTGACGCTAATGTTTCTGGTGCTGCAAGTGTTGGACCAGTATCTCAAGAACAGGGTACAACAGATGTAGTAACAGGTATTGCTACCCCAAGTACGAGTACAATCACCTGGTCTAGTGGAACCACCGCAACAGTACCAACTCTTAGTGCTGCTGCTAGGGCATTTTATGGTAATCTCGGGGTAAGTGTGAATTGAGAAAAGGCAGCAAAGAGGCTAAAGCCTGGGGTCGTAAGATGCAACGCTTAAGGGGTAAAGGCAAGCGCAAAACATCCACTAGAAGAAAGACACGAAAGACTACTACTAGAAGGCGCAGAACTACACGAAAAGGGATGCTTACTCTTACCCGTAAAAAAGCCTATAGAAATAGGCGTAAAAAGTCCTCAGATAGTGGCTGGTCATTCTAAACCCAAATGTATTTTTCACCTTTACACTTAGGACAATCTTCAGTAGTATTGTAAATCGGGTCCAGTTTATTTGAGTTAAATGCTATATCTACGGTCCTAACTATGCCATGCGGTGCGCCTGTTACTGTATCAGCGCACAGGTCACAAGGCACCAGTTGTTTGGGCTTCGGGTTGAACTGGGGCCTGTTTACTATTGGCGGATTTGATTTTTTCATAAATTCTTTCAACTATAGCAGGATCTTTCTTAACTGCTTCTTCGACCTGTGGAACCAGGAAGGATGCAGCCTTTCTGTACTTGGTTGGTATCAACTGCATGATAACTTCACCAAGACCAGAATTCTTCATGTCTGTTTCTGTAACTGTAGTGCCTTCTTTGGCTTTGCTTACTACATTTTTTAATCTCATAATCTCTTGTCGATAGTCTTTTGCTTCCTCTTTCTTACTCTCTGCTAAATATTGAATATCATTCTCAAAGTCCTTGATGTGTTGCCTAGAGTGTTTGTTGACAGTTGACTTANGATATTTGTTTGGGACTAGTTTCATAATTATCGGGCCTAATCCGCTAGCATCGTTTATTTCACCTTTGGTTATTTCGGTTCCCTCTCTCTGTCTTTGATTTGTAGCTTTAAGTCTTAAAATCTCTTGACGGTAATTTTTACCGTCTGTTTTGCNTTGTTGACAGTTGACTTAGAGCGAGCAATGAAAACGGCACACATACCACCACATACACTCGCCACCAGGACAAGTGATGCAGATAAAACTTCGATTTCCACATGATTTTAAAGAGATTACTTAGATCTAAGTGTTCTTATTCATTCAAAAGGTGGCCAAAAGGTAGTAAAAGGTAACATGAACATAGTAAAAGCTAACAATAAACCCTATAGCGGTGTGTTCTCTATCCTAGGTATTAGTCTTAATTCATTTGGATGCTGTGGATTGCGGTGGTGGGGGAACTAGTGGTGGCTGTAGGTTACTACAGGTCTTATTTTGAGTGCTGACCTGTAGGTGAAATCTAAACTGTGTGTGTGTACTTTTATTGTAGTAGTGCATTATTACAGATGCATGAGGGGTTTAGCTTTCGTACTTGGAAAGAAAAGTAATACAAACTCTTACCCACTTAGCAGGAGCCTGCAGTTAAAGTATAATCCTACTGCGATGAAGTGGTTAACCCCCCATGTATTTCAAAAGATCGTGGCTGCACGGGGGGGTGAATGAACTGGACTGGATGAACGCACCAACAAAAGTGAAAGTGGAAGCTGGTCGTAATATTGGCGGAATAAAAGTAAGACATTGGATAAGTAACCCCATATCGTTTTGGGCCTTACTTGAACAGATTAGATCGGCTAAAGGGTTCAAGGATGCAAATGAAACAACGTTTTATTGTATTATGGAATGTGCAAAAGATCTTGGTATCGAATCATGAAAGACGCATTCGAATTAATCAACGAGATGGAAGTTATACCGAGAATAAAGTGTAGACAATGTCATACCTATATGCCCAAAGAAACAATCTCTTTTTTTTGTTTAAAATGTTCAAAGAAAAGAATTGGATAAATGTTTCAATCCGACCTGCAGATGCAAAGACCTACAGCTTGTAAGAGAAATTATCTTACGCTGCACTAATTGCCACTGCGCTGTTAAAGTAGAAAGTAGAAACTTAAGTGGCTGGCATGATTACAAGTGGAACGAGGAATACGAAGATCTACTTTTTACGGTCTTGAAAAACGCTGAGTAGGGCTGCGACAAATTGCATAATCACAATCTGCAATTTAACCCATATTTTTTTTATCAATCAACTACCTGGAGATAGAAATCAACTGCGCCTTGAGTATCTACTGCACATGCGTATGTTACAGTCATTTTCATAGAACGATTTGTTTTGAGGTTATACACACCTGATTCTAGTAGATATAATAATCCATTTGAAATATTAGTATTATAAGATTGGACTTCAACGCCTCCGTTGGTCATCTCATCAGAATTAAGACATATCATGTCGTCAGCATCTATGGTAATATCACCAAAGTCAAAAGTACGTTCAACATAACTTGCCGTTAAATCTTCTACGTCTAACACAGTGGTAGATGTTGCAACTAATGTTCCGTCACTTTCTCGAATATAGGCTTTCAAATCTCCTGTAGCTGTTCCGGCCGTATCTCGAATAAACCAGCTCGCTTTGCAAACATTCTCTCCAACTAATACCTGCCCCGCTTGGTATAATTGCGCGAGTTCGGTTCTTACAGTTGTGGAATAGAGTTCCTCTTGATTATCTGAACTGCTTTGGACAAACGTCGAACCGCCTTGAGTAAAATTATAAGCTTTGATAGCAGTTGTTCCGCTTGTACTGCGCATGGTCTTAAAACTTGTTACATATGCGCCGCGCGTAGCCTCCGTAAGACCAGTGGCCGAAGTAAAGTCAGCGCTTTCAACAAACCCATTG